GGCAATGCTCTTTTGTCTTGGCGGTATAATTGATTTTATCAAGCTGGGCGCAGGAATAATAATAGCTTCCGTTTTTTTTATTATCTTACTTGTATTTCATTTGGTTGATATGACTATAAATCGAGACAAGTACCGGGTATAAATTCAAGTTTGCAGGGCAGAAACTCCGCCCCATTACTGTTTCACCGCATTCTTCGTAAGTCTATAAATCTCCAGCCGTGACAGTGATTTCGGGCTATTGTTGGTCTGATTCACTGTGCGGCTGTTGTCGTTTTGATAGTAATTGTTGACCACCGAATTTTCAGAAGTGCCGTTCATCATTGCCCCCGTCATGCCGTCAAGGTTGTAGTTTTGCTCGGAATTGAGCGAAAGTTTCATGGTATCCGCAACGCCCGAAACCGCCTTTGCTACGACCTTTTTGCTTTTATTGATGCCGTCTGCCAAGCCGTTCATGAAGTCCGGCATCCAGCTTTCAAAATCTGTCAGCGGTCCTACGTCAGGGACAGAAAAATGCAGATAACTGCGGATCGTATCGGCAATATTTGATACGCTGTCAGCAAGACTGCCGATCATACTTCTCAAGCCATCAATGATGTTGGAAACAATATCCCGTCCCCAGTTCCACGCATCTGATGCAAGCCCTTTGACATAGTTCACCGCATTGTCAAATCCGCCTTTAATCGTGGAGTAAATGCCGCTGATGACACTTGCAACAGAAGATTTCACATTGTTCCAGATGTTTGTCACAGTCGAATGAATTGTATTCATCACCGATGAAATTGTGGAAGAAATGCTGTTCCAGACGGAAGATACAGTATTTCGGATAGCGTTTACCACGCTTGAAACAGCACCGCTGATGGTGTTCCACACACTCGAAATAATAGAATGAATCGTGTTCATTGCACCGGAAATGAAACCTGAAATTGCAGTCCAGACGGTAGAAATCACGCTTGAAATGGTGCTTAAAACCGTTGAAATCGTGATATAAATAGCGTTCCAGACCGTTTCAAAGAACGTTTTGATGCCCTCAAGCAACGGCGTGAGAAAGGCAACGATCGCATTCCAGATGGTCTGTATTTTTTCCGAGATCCAATCCATCACGTTGCTGATGATAATGTGGATCGCCTGAAAAATCGTTTCAAACAGATATTGGAACGCCTCTAAAAGCGGAGAAATGAAGCTGTAAATCGCATTCCAGATACTTGAAATCGTGTCGTAAATAGTGGTGCAGACAGTTGAAATAACCGTCCATATTGCATTGAAAATGTTGGCAAAAAAGTCGTGAATACTGGTCAGGATTCCTGCGAAGAAATCATATACTGAAGTAAAAATCGTGACTGCTGTGGTATAGATCGCAGTCGCTATCGTTGTAAAGAACGCTGATATTGCATTCCAGATATTTGTGAAAAAGTCAGCAACAGCCTGAAAAGCGGAACAAATGCTGTTCCAGATTCCAACGAAGAAGTCTTTTATACTCGTCCACACTTCATTCCAGGAAGTACCGAACCACCCGAGAAATACATCTGCCACACCTCTCAGCGTGTTCAGAATATTGCTGAACTGGTTGACTACAAAGTTCCAGATACCTGTAAAAATGCCCTTGATACCATTCCAGCACTGTTCCCAGTTTCCTGAAAATAAGCCAATAAATACATCAAGCACGCTCAGAATGGTATCCGTCACAAAGGTGAAAATATCCGAGATATGCTGAAATACACCCTCAAATACAGGGGCAAGCACACTGCACAAACCGTTCCACAGAGATTTCAGCATATCGCCGAAACTCTGAAAGTTAAAGCCCAATGCATTCACTCTGTCAACGATTCCGGATGTCAGACGTTCAAAGGTAGACTTTATCTGTTCCCAGATGGAAAGAATGCTGTTTTTGAAGTCCTCATTGGTGTTCCATAGATTTACAAATGCTGCAATAAGTACAGCTATAACTGCAACGACAGCCACCACGGGTGCAGAAATACCGCCAATTGCAGCACCAAGCGTTGAAAATGCAGTCTTAGCACCCGCAATCATTGTCGGAATTTTTGAAATGAATGTCATCATACTTCCGATAGAAGAAAGCGTTTTACCCACCACAATCAAAAGCGGACCTAAAGCCGCAGCCATCAATCCAATTTTGATAATGGTCTGTTTTGTTGCAGGGTCAAGGGCATTCAGTTTGTCCACAAATCCCTGTATTTTGGTAATGATGTCACGAATAACAGGCATCAGAATCTCGCCAAAAGAGATAGCCAGTTCCTCAAGCTGTGACTTCAGAATGGTAAGCTGTCCTGCAAGATTGTCCTGCATGGTTTCTGCCATAGAAAGAGATGTACCGTCACAGTTGGCAATTGCACTTGAAAGCTTATCAATATCCGCAGGTGCGGCATTCATCAGAGCAAGAAATCCCGACATGGCATTTTTGCCCACAAGAGTTTCTGCGGCACTTGCTTTTTCGGATTCTGACATCTGGTCGAATGCTACTCTGCAATCCGCTAAAATATCAGATAAACTTCGCATTGAACCGTCTGAATTGGAAGTTGCGATCTCCATTTCTCCAAAGGCGGCAGAGCAGAATTTCACATCGCCGGAAAGGGCAGTCATAATGGAACGCATGGAAGTTCCCGACTGCGTGGACTTGATACCTGCATTCGCCATTAAACCCAGTGCCTCAGCGGTATCTTCACAGGAGAATCCCAAAGCACCTGCAATCGGAGCACAGTATTTGAATGACTCACCAAGCATAGATACATTGGTATTTGCGTTAGAACTTGCAGCCGCAAGCACATCAGCAAAATGACCGCTACCCTGTGCTGTCAGTCCAAATGCAGTGAGTGCATCTGTGACAATATCCGATGTTGTGGCAAGATCTTCGCCTGATGCAGCAGCAAGGTTCATAATGCCGTCAATACCTGACAGCATATCATTTGTTTTCCAACCTGCCATCGCCATATAGTTCATGGCTTCGGCTGCTTCACTTGCGGAAAACTTTGTCTTACTGCCCATTTCACGGGCTTTATCACGCAAAGCCTGCAAGTCATCACCGGTAGCACCGGAAACAGCGGCAACCTTAGACATTGCAGAATCAAAGTCGGAGGCGGTTTTCACAGCAGCAGTTCCAAGAGCCGTCACACCTGCGGTGATGGGCAGAAGTTTTTCGCCTGCACCTGAAATTTTATCGCCTGCATTCTGGAGAACCTGTCCTGCCTCACCGATTTTAGCAAGTTCAGAATTTGCATTTTTGGCTTCTGATTCCAAACGTTTCAGTTCATTTTCTGTTTCGACAATTTCACGCTGTAAGGCATCATACTGCTGTTGTGTGATGTCACCATTTGCAAGAGCAGTATTTGCTTGTTCAGCCGCTGTTTTCAGCGTTGCAAGTTTATCTTTTGTAGCAGAAATACTGTCAGCAAGAAGTTTCTGTTTCTGTGAAAAAAGTTCTGTATTTTTCGGGTCGAGTTTCAGAAGTTTCTCCACGTCTTTCAGCTGTGATTGGGTATTTTTAATGTTCTTGTTTACACCCTCTAATGCTTTGGAAAGCTTAGTGGTATCTCCTCCAATTTCAACGGTGATGCCTTTGATTCTGTTTGCCACTGTGGTTCACCTCACTTTTTTTGAAAAATAGGTTGAATTTATCCTAACTTTATGATATAATAAATATAAAGGGGGTGTTCGTATGAACATTGATACAAACACAATTTTTTCTATGACCGAAGCAAACCAGAATTTTTCTATGGTTGCCAGAACAGTTGACCAATATGGAACAGCAATCATCTTTAAGAACAATAAACCACGCTATGAAATACGGGTATTTGATGATACCGAAACAGATGAAACTGCATCTGATGAAGATGTTCTTGACATTTCCAAAAAGTTATTAAAACGAAATGCTGCTGTATATAAGGAGCTTGCGAAATGATTCGTCTGACAAAACAACAAGTTATACTGCTTCATCGAGATGTCATTGCTCAGTCAGGAGGTTCACCTGAAATACGCGATGAAGGTTTACTGGAATCGGCTTTGAATGCTCCATTTCAAACATTTGCAGGAATAGAATTGTATCCTACAATAATTGATAAGGCAGCACAGTTAGGATACAGTTTAATTAAAAATCACGCATTTGTTGATGGAAACAAGAGAATCGGAACTCATGTAATGCTTGTATTTCTAATGTTAAACGGAATTGACGTTGATTATGAAGATGAAGAATTAACACGGTTGATTCTTGGTGTAGCTGCCGGAGAAATATCTTCTGAACAGTTATTAGCTTGGTTACAGGCACACATTTGTTAATTCAAAACACATCAAAATCGCTTTGAGAAGCAAGTTCATTCCACCCTGAATACTCATCATTTTCACGTTCCGTGAACATATCATTGATCAGCCCAATCGTCAGCAAATCCAGCTCGGTCATAGAAAGACTGAGCTGTTTGCATCTCAGGAGAAAAAGAGGAGTTGTCATCGGGCGGTCAGTCTGGCGATGTTTTTTTTAGACTCTACCTGCGTTGCGGTGTTCAGTCCCCATAGTTCGATAAGCTGCGGAAGAATTTCATAAATGCTGAATGTGTTGAACTGTTCCAGGAAATCATCGGGGTTGTCAGGAACATTGGAGTCTGCGTGTTTTGCCATGATATAGGCGATATTTTCAAAAACCTCAAGGCTTTCAATGCCGATTTCGCTTTTGTTTTCATCACCCTCAGTGACTTCAGTTTTTAGTGCTGCAAAGTCTTTATAAATATCTCTGTGGAATTTCAGACGATACAAACGTGGCACAGCAGCACTTGCCTTGAATGGAACTTCAATCCCATCAATTGTAATGTTTTTCTGAATAGCCATAGCAATACCTCCTTAAGATGACTTCGCAGAAGATTTGACTGTTGTATCAGGGTTATACGGCATCTTGAACCAATTATTGTACACCGCATCTGTGGTGCTTTCCGTTGTCTTGGATTTCACAAGACCTGTCGGCAAAGGAGTAGCTTTCAGCGACAGCTTTTCCGTCTTGACTTCTGTGCTTTCCTCAGTGGTTGCAGATTCTGTTGCAGGACGTGACGCACTGCAGCAATACATCACGTGTCGGATATGGTGTTTGTCGCCTAAGAACTCAAACATCAGTGCAAACTGTGCAAGTTCCGTATCATTCTTTTCTACCAGAACGCCGTTATTATCAAGGATTTCTCCTAAGATTTCAGTTGCAAATTCGGTTGTGATAAGGGCGATTTCAAGATCACCTGTATATCCTGCATTGTTGTTGATGACGTAATAAACACCGTTGTCCGCATAGAAATTCTCCGCTTCGCCGTTGGCATCAATAGAAAGCGATACAGCACCGGGCAGATGCTTTGACGGTCCGTATGCAGGGACGGTCTTGTTGCCGTCAGGATCTTCACCCCATTCATTGATTTTTGCCCAGTAGACATTCTGCAAACCGAATTTAACTTTGTTTTTCTTGTTCGCCATTGGTTATACCTCCGTTTCGTAAAGCACTTCATAGAGCTTTTCGGACTCTATCCATACTTCTGATTTTGTGTAATAGATTTTATGACGTTTCAGAACCTGTTCAACTTGCTTTTCAAGTTCAGGATTCTTAACATCTGTATAAAGTTCAATATCCAGCATCTTAAAGCTGAAATACATGGAATTATCCGCAGAAAATGTATTTTCTCCAGGTGAAAGAAAAATAAGAAAAGGCGGTGCAGGACTTTCACCCTCGGCGAAATGGTGGTAGGCGAAAGGCAGTCCCATCTCCTCCATCATTTCCGCGATTTGTTCGTAGGTCATGACAACGCCCCCTCGATTAAATTCTCCAGCAACTGCACACCGTTTTCTTCCGCAGGAGCAATATGCGGTTTGCCGGAAACACGTCCACCTCCACGCTTGGCGTGTCCCTTTTCCAAAAGGTGTGCCAGCTGGTAACGATTTTTACTGTGTACAGTCATCTCCAAAGAATGGCTGTTTTCGCCAGTCTTTTTCGTCGCCCAACTTTTTGCATATTTTCCAGTGTCCCTCGGAGCATTGGCGGAGATTTCGTTTTTCACTTGTGTGGCAGATTTCCGGACAGCCTTTTTCATGGCGGTATCTGCAAGGTCTGCATACTCCTGCAAGCCCTGCATGATTTCCTCTGCAAGATTGTCAATACTGGTCATTTTGTCCTGCCTTTCTGGCTTCTGCAGTAAGTTTCAGATAGTCCTTGTGCAGATAATCCGGTGTAACACTGGTGATGTTGTATGTGACATCCCGAAACAAGATTCGGTTGCTTGTTACAGACGGCATCCAGTGCTGGCTTTGCCGAATGAGAAATTCCAGCGTTTGTGTTTCTTTGGTCACACCAGTATCTGTATGCTCCGCAGAAGATTTCAAAGTCACTTTTGCCCAGCAGGAAAAAGCTTCGTCCCATACAGCGGTATGATTACCGATTTCATCGGTAACGACACGATTCTCCAGAAAGGTGATTCGCTGATTCAAAGTTCCGATTTCCATTACATCACGCCCTCTCGCTGTGCAAACAGAATTGAACGAAGATTTAATGTCATCTTTTTGTAATCAGGATTGCTGCGATTTTCGTAAAGATAACCAAGTGCAAACAGCATCGCAGTCCGCACAGTATCTTCGTTTTTTGTAAAGTCGTCCTCGTCCATTCTGCCAACGTCCATTACCAGATTTTTTGCTGTAGAAAGCAGATTCTGAATCAGACTATCGTCCTCTTCATAATCTACTCTCAGATAATTTTTCGCCTCTTTCAGCGTAATCATAGCATCACGCTTTCTTGATGGTGAGTGTCTTAATAGCTTCCGGAAGAATCAACTTGCCATCCAAACGCTGACTTGCAAGAAAACCAACCTGTCCGGTCATAGCAAAGAGTTCATTCAGTCGCTTGAAAGAGCGTCCCTGTCTGTCAGCCACCCAGTAGTAACTAAAGTCACCGAATGCCATACACTTGTTGCCAGCCTTGATTTCCGGCACATAGCTTGATGTTTTGTAAGGGCGATTGAGAATGGTATCCAGCACACCCGCCTGCACAGACGGATTCCAGATATAGTTGCCTGTGTTATCCTTCAGCTTACGAAGTGCCTTAACCGTGGAATCGTTGAGAACCCACACAGCCTTCTTGCGGTACGGACTTCTGAGAGAATAGAACAGTTCCATCACATCATCAAAGGTAATGTTTGCACCGGTTGTTGTTGCACCATCTTCTGCACCGCCTACGGTATGGAAGATACCTGTCGGCTTGCCCTTGCCGTCACCAACAAAGAATGCCTCTTCTTCCTTTGCACCGATACGACGGGCAAATTCACGGGCAATGTAGGACGGCAGGTCAAATACACTGTCGTTCAGCAGTTCCTCAGAAATCTTGATTGCTGTTCCCAGCTTATATGCGGAAAGCGATGCCTGACCGAATGTATCATCGGAGAGCGTATACTGCTGCTCCTCGTCCATCCAGACTGCTTCGCCCTTGGAAGTCACAATCGGAATCTTGCGGTCGCCGTTGGAAGTCTTGATAACCGTTGCCATCTGACGGAAGATACTTTCTTCCTCCAATGCTTCCACCAGTTTTCTTTCGTGAGGTAGCAGTGTGCCGCCTTATCATCTTTCGATGACAGGTTTGCACAAAGCCCCTCCCAAACCGTGCTTACACC